TTCGTAAAGCGTCAGCCCGTTTTTTTCCGCAAGCCTGACCGCTTCCCTTGCTGTCTGGATCGCCTTTTCCCTTGATCTCTCTGTTTCCGTCATTCCTTGATTTTTCTCCTTTCTATAAACGCTAATAGCGTTTGTTTGTATTAAAAAAAATTAGATTATTTCAGTCTGTCGCTCCTGACTTCCGAACAATTCTTCAAAAGTTTTCCCGTACCGGCGCGTTAAAATCAGAATTTCGCCGATATCAAATTCGCGTTCGCCCCTCAACCTCCGTCGCGTTGTGTCGTTGCTTATATTAAGGACTTTCGATAATGTTTCTGTATCGTCCCCATTATACGACATAGACGCCCGCAGTCCCGGATAAATGTTCACAAGTGTTTTTGCCATTTGTATTTCGCTCCTTTCCCTTAAACGCTATTTGCGTTTTATGCCTTGCTATAAGATTAAACGCTTTTTGCGTTTTTGTCAACTGTATTTTCTTTTTATTTTATTACTAATTGCGTTTTTTATCTTGAATAAAATCATTTTTGCGTTTATAATGTTTTTTACAGTACACTTTCACGAAGGGAATGGTGGGAAAAATGCCAAAAAATAGAACGGTTGAAGCCAGAAGTCCAGAATATGAACTTTTGGGAAAAAAATTGACGGAAGCGCGTACTTCGTTAGATATATCGCAAGCCGAAGCCGCGCGCCGGATAGGGATATCGCAATCAACGTATTCAGGTTATGAAACGGGAACGCGTCGGATAAAACTTTCAATGTTGCGCCGGATCGCCGATGTTTACGGCGTCGCGGTTGACTGGTTGATCGGAACAGAAATTCCAGATCCGCCAGAACGCGACGCCCTGACGCTTTCTGATTTAGAATATAATCTGATCGTTAAATTCCGGGAACTTTCCGAAGCTGAACAAGTTATCGTGCTTCGTTCCGTTGGTATCAATTTGTAATTTATAGTTTTTAAAGGAATCAAACCATGAATAAACAGAAAATAGTCGCTTTATATACCCGTGTTTCGACCGGGTATCAGGTTGAAAAAGATTCTCTTCCGTTCCAAAAGAAAGAACTGTCAGCGTATGCGAAGCACGTTTTACACGCTGAAAAGACGGAACTATTCGAGGACGCCGGGAAGTCCGGCAAAAATACCGACCGCCCCGCGTTTCAACGTATGATGAAAAAGATCCGCGCCGGGGAAATATCACACGTTATTGTTTATAAAATCGACCGTATTTCCCGAAACCTTGTCGATTTTTCCGTCATGTTCGACGAATTCAGGAAGTACCGCGTGACATTCGTTTCTATGAATGAGCAATTTGACACTTCGACCGCAATCGGCGAAGCCGTCCTGAAAATTATCCTTGTTTTCGCTGAACTTGAACGGAAAATGACGTCGGAACGTGTGATCGGCGTTATGATTGATCGCGCTCTTTCCGGGAAGTGGAACGGTGCGCGTATGCCTTACGGGTGGAAATGGAACCCGGAAACAGAATTCCCGGAACATGATCCCGCTGAAGTGGAAAACGCCCGGACGCTCTATCGTGTGTATGATGAAACGCACTCGACGGCAAAAGTCCGGGACTATTGTTTTGAACACAATATCAGCACGAAACGCGGTGGAAAATGGACTACAAGCACGATCCTGAATTTCCTTCATAACCCTATGAATAAAGGGGATTATCGTTATAATTATAGAAATTCTGCGCGGGGACAGAAAAAGCCAGAAAACGAAGTTGTCTATCTCCCCGGCATTTTCCCGCCGCTTGTGGATCCTGAATTGTGGGATCGCGTTGACGCCATTATAAAAGAGAACGGCGAAAAGGCGCGTACTTCCCTCAATCCGCATAAAAAACAACACGTCCACATATTCACGGGCGGGATCCTGAAATGTGCATATTGCGGCGCAAATTTTCAGGTTTCAAGCCTTGACAAGCCCCGTCAGAACGGTTTTCGCCCGTCGATATATGTTTGTACGTCCCGGCGTGTATATCGCGCCTGTGACGCGCTCGGCGCGTCTGACGTCGTGATCGGCGCGTTTGTCTTTAACTATGTTCGGAATATGGTTCAGGCGACGAAAAGCCGGTCTAAAATCAAAACCCCCGCCGACGTCGAACGGATATTGTTATCCGGGGAAGAATTTTCGCGGATCCGCTGCATCGATCCCGCCGATCTGGATATCGTCTATCGGGCCATAAAAGGGACTTCGATTTCCAGATCCGGCGCGACCTATATTCCCGCGCCGCCGGGGACTGATAATTCCGCCCCGGAACTGTCGGGACTACGCGCTGAAGCGTCCAGACTGTCCCGCGCCCTTGACCGTCTGAAAAAGGCGTATTTATTCGACGATAACGCAATCCCGGAAAATGAATACCTTTCCACGCGGGCGGAACTTACGGAACGACTGACGAAAATCAATAACCAGATCGCGGACGCCCTGACCGGCGATTCCTATTCCGAAGCGGCGGAACTGTCGTTCGTGAATTCCGCGTCATCGTTCCTTTTATCATACCGGCTTCAGGGCGCGGAACATATCGTCTATTCAGATTTTGCCGCGTCCGTCGATAAAACAGTCCTGAAGGACTTTGTGAACCTCATTATCGACCATATTGTCGTAAAAGACGGGGATCCGATCGAAATAGTATTCAGGAACGGGCTTCGGAATCGTTTTCTTTATCAGGAACCGGATCAGGGTTCCCCGGCGTGATCGTCTGAATCGCGGGATCCTCTATTGTCAGAAGTGCGGCGTCGATTGCAGCATTGATAAATTCGTTTACACTCTGTCCTGCTGCCACTGCCGCCTTCTTGACCCGTTCTTTTTTCCCTTTTGGCATTGTTAAATTATGGCGGTCATAATTTTGTTTAATGAATTCGTTTTGCCGCTTGAACTGTTTTTCCGTGTCGATGTTCATATTCTGTCGATCTCCTTTTCCATGTTTTTTATATCCTCTTTCAGTCTGCCGATCTTTCGCCACGTCCGGATCCATGCGCCCACAATTCCGATCGCCGCTAAAATCATTCCCGCTATCAAAATATAAATTGCTTCCATTTTTACCCCCTATAAGGACGCCGGATCCCCGGCGTCCCCTCTTTTTGCCTATGCGCTTTTTGCCTGTTCGATAAACGCGTTCGCTTCCTCTTCGCTCTCGAACCAATCAATATAAATATCTTTCCGGCGCGTTTCGCGGAATTTATTTTCCGGCTTTTCCTCCGCTTCGATGATGTTAGTCAATCCCGCTGTTACCCGTCCCCGGTCATTGAATGATGTTGTCACACAATAATATGTTGCCATGTCTCAATCCCTCTCTTTCCCTTTATTCTAAATTTAAAACGACGGTTTTTTCTTCGTGATTTATTTCTACAATATAGGCGATCCCGTTATCGTTGAAATATCTTTCCCCCGTACTAAAAAGATTCCAGTTAATAACCCTCCCGGCAACTTCTTTTAAAATTTCTTCGCTTCCTTTTACCTCATATCCATTTGATGACATATTTTTTCTCCTTTCTATCCCCTGTCAGGGGAACCGACGCCGCCGCGTGGCGGCGTCCTGTTTACAGTTTCATTTTTTATTTAAGCTGTCGCCATTTTCTCGACTTGATCCTTTGTGAAAAGAAACGCTTTTGCCAGATAATAATGATCCGGTTCCTGATTCCCGTCTGCGTCGTCCGCTGCGTCCTGTTTCTTATTTGTGAACTTCCATAACCGCGTTGTGATTGTGGCGTGTTCGCCTTTTCTTACTATGTAGCCCATTCTCTTCCATTCTGCGAATGTGTGAATCGGTAATCTGTAACCGGCGGCGATTATCTTTTCGACTTCCTGTTCGGTGTAAATTTTGTTTGCGATTGCTTCGCTTGCAATAATTTGAAGGTTTGTCATGGTTTGATTCCTCTCTTTCTTTTGTTTGGCTCCCCTGTTGATGATTCTATTATATATCGTATTGCGCAATATGTCAATAGTATTGCGCAATATTTTTCAAAAAATTTTAAAAATAAAAAGTCCCCGCCTTCTGGATAATTCCAGACAAGCGGGGAAACAATGTTCAGAAACAGACTTCCGGATCGCTTTGTCTATCAGGACGCCGCGTAAAACGCCCCGTCTGCGTGTCTTGCTGCCCCGTCCTGCCCGTTTCTGCCCTCTGCCCTTATATTTCTACCCTAAAGAAAAAAGCCGCTTATATGCGGCTTTTACTGTCTCGTGTTCGGTATTCATCTGACAGCCAAAAACCTGATTACACGCATATAATGGACGCCCAAGGCGTTCACTTTCCGATTTTACAATCTGTCTGCACTTCGCCATGAAGTAATACTGGCGATGCGGCTCGCATTCCGGCGGTTCGCATTCGATATTGATCCTGTCAAGGTCAATCCGTTGCAGGTCTTCCGTTTTTACTTCTCTTAAATCAATATAAGAATCCATCTCTCATCCTTTGGTTTATGGTTCATTTCTATTACTTTCTTAATCCCAATTTATCGCAGCATGGGAAATAGTCCCGTTCGCTGCCCTGTCCTTTCTCCCTTCCCAAATTGCCTCTATCTCATCCAGCTCTGGTTTCTCCTCTGGAATAAATTTAATGATAACCTTATAAAGTACCTCAATATCTTCTTCTGGTACTAACTCTATCAAATTTTTAAGCATTTCTTTACTCACCGCTTTTCCTCCTGAATTTCTTATATTCTTTTATATGCTTGTCCTCTTGGAATAATATTTTCAATATATATTGTATCGTCTTCTATTGAAAACAGTACCCTTAAATCCCCGACTCTTAAGCGATAGCCATTTTCAATACCCTGTAATTTTTTAATATCCCCAAAAGGGATTTTTTCTATAGCCTCTTTCAAACGTTTCTTCGTTGGCTTATCAACAGAATTGATATATTTTACTGTTTTCTTACTATACTCAATTTTCAAATGATTCTCACACTCTCTTTCCATTCTCCGGGATGAATACGTACTCAGACGCGCAGAGAATGCGAAACATTCTCTGGGATGAATACGCAGTACTCAGCCGCGCGGAGAATGCGAAACATTCTCTGGGATGAATACGCAGTACTCAGCCGCGCGGAGAATGCGAAGCATTCTCTAGACTGAGTACGCAGTACTCAGTCGCTTG